GGCGACATTGATATGGGGGCATTCCTTAAGTTCTTCGGTATCTCCTTTTTATCTAACCTGAAACAGTCTGACTTCCAGAAGGCCAAGCTGGCTCTGGAAAAGAAACTGGGAGCTAAGGCATGAGAATCATAAACGTCCCGCAACGCAGCCCAGAATGGTTTGCAGCCAGACTCGGTGTCCCTTCAGCCAGCAATTTCGGGAAAATCATTACGCCTGGCGGGAAGAAGTCTACGCAGGTTGAAGGCTACCTGAATCGTTTAGTGGCAGACATCCTGACTGGCAGATCAGAGCAGCAGGAACCCAGCGAGGCCATGCAGAGGGGTACTGAACTTGAACCAGAGGCCAGAGCATACTATGAACTGATTGCAGGCCCGGTTGAGGAGGTAGGTTTCTGTATCCATGATGACGGGTTCGGGTGTAGTCCCGATGGCGTAGTGGGTGATGGATTATTGGAGATCAAATGCCCGCTGGCTCATACCCACGTTGAATACTTGAGGGATGGGGTTATACCTTCGATCTATATTCCACAGGTGCAGGGTCAAATGCTGGTAATGGACAAGCAGTGGTGCGACTTCCTTTCGTACCATCCGAGCATGAAGCCTCTTTTGGTGAGGGTAAGCCGAGATGCGAAGTTCTGTGCGCTACTGCACGAAGCTCTCAGGGAACTGGTCGAGAACATCAAGATCAACGTGGAGGCTTTCAAGAAATGAGTATGTTGGAGCTAATGTACAAGGAGTGGTTCGGCGTGGAGTTCAGCGAGGAACCGGCTGAAATACGGCATCTGGTAGGCGAAGTGTGGAATATGGCTTTGCAATCCATGAATAGACAAGCAATTCTGCTATCGTTTGACAACAATGAGGTGATTTAAATGACGCAATACGACAACACAAACAAAGGCATCCTGAGCAAGAACACCCGCAAGGAAAAGGACACACATCCCGACATAAACGGTCAGATCAATGTCGAGGGAACTGAGTATATTTTAAGCGGGTGGCTGAAGGAGCGTAAAAACGGTGCTGGTAAGTTCTACAGTTTGTCGATCAAGCGGAAAGAGGAGCAGGCACCTTCTAAGCCCGCTGCATCTAAGCAGCTTATCGACGAATCCGACGTTCCCTTCTGAGGATAAACCATGCACCTTGGTCATCAGCTTAGGAAGTATGTAGAAAAGAACTACAGCACTAAAAGTGACTTCGCTCGCGCTATAGATTGCAGTCCGCAACTGCTGCACTCTTATATGAGACGGGAGAACATCAAATATTCCACCATCACAAAAATAGCTCGCCGCATGGGCATGGAGGCAGCAGAGTTAATGGCTTTGCTGGTTGCCTGTGAGTGAGGGCTTCCAGTGGATAGTAAACTCTGATTTCTCTCTTTCGCAGTTTTTGAATTTCTCCAAAGAGCATTATCAGAAACACAAATATGTCATCTTTACTTGGAGACACGGCAAGCAACGCACACCCAAGCAAAACGCGAGTCTCCATGTCTACCTCAAGGAAGTGTCAAAAGCACTGAACGATGCCGGGTACGACATGAAGCGGGTGATGAAACCGGAAGTTGAGATTCCTTGGGATGATGATGGCATCATGGCTAAAGAGCATCTCTGGCGTCCGATTCAGAAGATCATGTTGGACAAGGAATCCACTACAGAACCGGAACGGGGTGATTATGTGAAGGTGTACGAAGTCCTGAATCGTCATCTTAGTGCGAAGTTCGGTATTAGCGTACCGTGGCCGGTGAACCATGACCCAGAGTGAATCTCAGATGTACGATCTTGGGAGGCAAGCTAGGAGGGCTGGCTTCCCGATTGAGTCCTGCAACCTTTCACTTTATGACGTAAAGCGGTGCTGGTGGATTGCTGGCTGGCATGACGAGGATATGGAAACAAAAGCAAAAGATGGCGAACAGTAAACTTCGTTGTTTGCACTGTCGGGAGTATTTCCAATCAGACTCTGTTCTGAGGCTCCCGGCAGGCTCCTTTTGCTCACTCCAGCACGCTGTTGATTACGGCAGGGCCAAGGCGCAGAAGGCCAAGGAAAAGGCTCAGAAGGCCACACACAAAGCCCAGAAGGCCAAGGTCAAGGAAGGCGATATCCGGCACCAGCACAAGCTCACGCAATCTACTGTCAACCGCCTTTGTCTTTTGCTGGATCAAGGGAAACCGTGTATCTCATGCGGTAGACCAGATCAGGGCGGTAGGATGCGGAACGCCAGTCATTTCAAGTCGAGGGGAGCTAACAGCTTTCTGAGGTACGACTTGCGTGGACTTCATGCATCTTGCGTCCCATGTAACCTATATCAGTCCGGGAACATTGAAGGATACCGGCAGGGGCTTCTAGAACGCTACGGGAGCGCGATTGTCGAATATCTTGATACTGCCCCAAGGGTAAGGGCGTGGACGGCTCCTGAGCTAATCCAGATGCGCTCTGAGATATCCGAGGAAATCAGGCGATTAGAACGTGGCGAATCCCCTTCCCGTGGCTGGCGACAAATTGTTACAAACTAAGGGCTAGACAGTTTGAAGCATACGCTTTACAGTCCCCGCCACTGCCAAGAAATAGGCAGATTTCTGAGGAGCTGTAATATGAAACGAGCGATAAATACTTTCCTGGCCGCTGCGTGTGTATACGCAGTGTGGCTTTACATCATCCTTGAATTAGTTGATGGGGTGCTGCAATGAACAATGAACATAAATCGCCATTGGATCGAGCAGAAGGCATCAATCAATCACATGGATCACCATTTGACCGTGGCGCTGCGGACTCTTACTACCGTAGGGGCAGGGTGCCGCATAAAATGCTTGGCAAGACGATCATTTGGTTGAAACCTGATTCGCAGGAATGGCTGGAATATCAGGAAGGGTACGATATCAACGAAGAGATTGGATCATTCAAGGAGTACGAATAATGGTGCTGCGCAAGATTAGCGATCATTTCTGGATGCTCCAGTCGGACGACGGGGTTGTGAAACTCACATGGTTCGGTGCAACAAAAGACGAGGTCATGGGGCGTTTCAACGCCTACATCCGCAGCCTCGATCTCGACAAGATCAGGTACAAGCCGAGGACAAGTTTATGATCCGGCTTATATCGCTGCTAACACTGACCGTGTTTGCCATGTTGTGCGCTATCCTTTTTTTAACTGCAATAATCGTGAGGCTTGTATGAATGATATTAAAAGTTTAATTGAGCAGTGTACCAAGTGGAGTGAAGACCGGCTGATTTTTAAGAATGGCAGGAGGGAAACCCAGTATTTGAAACTGGCAGAGGAGATGGGTGAGCTAGCATCGAGTATCGCCAAAGGCCATGATGTGCGTGATGACCTCGGTGATATTTTGGTAGTGCTCAACAACATCGCACATATGTCAGGCACGACACTGGAAGAGTGTCTCGGAATAGCGTTCTACAGTATTCGGGAGCGCAAGGGATTTCTAAACGGGAACGGAGTCTTTATAAAAGCAGAGGAGGCTCTAAAGTGACATACCAGTTAATGATTGCTCCGGCTAAATATGACAGGCATGGCCCGTTATATCGGCAGAGTGATGTAGAACACGCAGTCATAACGCATATCTTGATTGAAGATTATTTTACTGGGGTGGCAAAAAGTATGAACGCAGATGTATATAAAGCAATCGAAATTACCGAAGACGCAAACAAGCGATTTTCTACAGTCATAAGTGCTTTCAACAAGACACACACCGAGTTTTCGGACAGCGCAAAAAAAGCCAGTTCAACAGTGCGTACAGCGGCAGACACGATGGCGGCAGGCTTGTCAAAGATCGAGAAAGCTGCAAATTTCGACAGGCTGGAAAGAATGGTGATCCTCTTGGAGAGAGCTGCAACCGCAATGAATACACTGGCCGAAATGGAAAAATCTGGGCAGCTTCAAAAACTGTCTGAGGCAATAAAAATAAATTAAGGAGGTTATGCGATGAGCAAATGTAACGACACTGCACTTTGCCAGCACTTGGCCGGATTGATTGAAGTCGAGGACGCAAAAGACGGGTTCCATGCTTGGCGACAAGTGATTGGTGGAAATTTGGCGCTGAAGGGTGTGTTTTACAAAAGCGGTCTGCGCGATAAACCTTTGCTTCTGAACGCCTGCCCATTTTGTAAGGCAGATCTTGGTGAAATGAACAGGGAGAAAGCATTATGAGTGAGCCTATTCTATACAGACTTGCCATGTGGCTGTGTAAAACGCTAGGCCATTTCACGAAAGGCGGGTGGATACACGATGGAATGTTTCACCAAGAATGCAGACTGTGCGGGAGAATAATCAGCGAAAACATAGAGGAGCCGAGATGACAGCAATCAGTAAACAGGTCGGCGGCGACCATTACAAATTCATGCCGATCCAGCCGATGGAATATTCAATGAAAAACAACTTGAACGCCTGCCAGCACACGGCGATTAAGTATATAACAAGGTATAAGGTCAAGGGTGGCAAACAGGATCTACTAAAAGCAATTCACTGCCTAGAAATGTTAATCGAAATGGAGTATGGCGATGACTAATATCCAGAAGTGTAAATGTGATCCGATAACGTGGGGACACCGAGTTCCTGATATCTGCGAAAACTACGAACCCATCATGCTGTCACTGGATCGAATCGTGAACATCTGTGACAACTGCCACCACAATGAAGAATGCCACCATGAATTACAGAAGCACTAGACGTTTTGTTTTAACCGACTCCGGGAAGAGAAGTCATCCTGACTGGGTGTCTAATCTTGAACAACAGAAAGAGGAGTTTCTAAGTCGAGGTGGGAGAGTTGAGGAGATACCAATCGGAATGTCGAGCTATGAATTCAACATTCTCTCAGCGAAGGAAAGGGCTGCATTCTGCACACACTCAAGTCCATCAAATAAGGTGCGAGTGAAAACAGGGGAAGTTGGTGGCGATGATTTTGAGTAAAACGTGTGGATTAACGGTGGAGAAATGAAATGATCTGGAATCCTTGGAAAGAAATAAAACGACTTGAGATTGAACTGGAGTTGCTACAAGAGAGGCATGAGCTACTGAAGACTAAACATCAGATTCAGACTGAGATGCTCAAGCACTTACAGAAAAATGATGTTCGTGGGAAGGATGGTCGGTTCAAGAAGGCTGATTAAAAAGCCCCAACCGAAAGGAAGGGGCTGAAGCGGTACTGAGGGCTAACTGGGGGCATTGTATATGCTCCCTTTTTTTATGTATACTGTTGGATTCATAACAAAAAGCAAAAGAGGCTAAACAGTATGGAATTAAGACCGCATCAAGTTAAAGCGATTGAGATGATCCGGCACAGTCTCAAGACCGGGCATAAGCGTCCCTTGTTGGCTGCTCCATGCTCTTTCGGTAAAACCATCACTGCCGCATGGCTGATGAAGGCTGCTGCTGAGAAGGGCAAGAGGGTGATCTTCTTCGCAGACCGGGTGAAATTGATAGATCAAACTGTCAACGCTTTTGAAAGGATGGGATTAGACTTCGGCGTTATGCAGGCCCAGCACCATCAAACCGATTACTCAAAGCTGGTTCAGATTGCCAGTATTCAAACAGTGGCTAGAAGGGATCGCAAGCCGGAGTTCGACCTAGCCATAGTTGATGAATGCGCGACTATGTACGACTCCCTAACGCAACTGATGGATCGCTATAACCAAGTGCCGTTCATTGGTCTGTCAGCGACTCCCTACTCAAAAGGACTGGGCAAGGTGTATGACGATCTCCTAGTGCCGATCACGACTCAGGAGCTGTTGGATCAAGGGTATCTATGCCCGGTGGATTACTACGGTGGCCGGTCGGTATCAACGAAGGGTATTAAAACCAAGGCACTTAAGACTGGTGGATCTGACTACGACCCTGAAGCACTCTCTGAGGCTATCGAGAACGACAAGGAGTTGGCAGGCGATATTGTCCGCAATTGGCAGCAATTCGGAGTGGGACAAACCATAGCATTCAGCCCATCCATTAAACATTCCAAGTTCCTTGTTGACCTGTTTCTGGATGCCGGGATCAGTGCTGCACATATTGATGGATACATGGACGAGGAAGAGCGCAAGCGGCTGTTCAAGGCCCACGATGACGGGACGATCAAGATCCTGAGCTGCTCAAGACTTCTTAATACCGGCTATGACGCTCCGACCGTTAGAACATTGATCGACTGCTTTCCTACTCGCTCACTGATTGTCTACCAGCAACGTGCAGGACGTATCTTCAGGACTGCGCCTGGAAAGGACAAAGCCATCTATTTAGACCACGCTGGGAATGTAGCAAGGCATGGTTTTGCTGAGTCCCTGATTCCGTCTGTCCTGGATGACGGTGAGCAGAACTTCCAAGAGCAACGACAAGTTAAAGAGAGGGAGGAAAAGGAAAAGCGTGTCCAGACTTGTCCGGTGTGTAAGCGGCAGATGATGGGCATCCGGTGTGCTTGCGGATACATGATCCCGATCCGTGAGCAACTGGAAACCGATGGCACGATGTTGCAACGTATCGAGAAAAGCCGTACCTACTCAATGGCTGAGAAGTCCGAGTGGTATAGCTCATTGATTCGCTACGCTCGCCTCAAGGGCTATTCTGATGGATTCGCTGCACATAAGTATCGTGAGAAGTTCGGAGTATGGCCGAGGTCGTTAAACGTCAATCCCAACCGCCCTATGCTGCCAGAGGTTGAGAAGTGGCTCTTGCACAAACAGATCAAGTGGTCAAAGGGACGGGAAGCTCACTGGATGAATGAATAGTGTTACAAAGTATTACACAAATAATTCAAAATAAGTGTTGCAATGTAGTTAAGCATTGGGTTTAATACACCCATACCGCAGCAACACCGCAGCGGAAAAACAGAGGGCAACAACATGAACACCATCACTTACGCAAAAGACAACTACAGCAGCAAAAACGCCGTTTTGGCAATGACCGGAAAAACAACCTTCAAGGCTGGTGGCTTCACGGGCAAGATCAAGATGGTTTCTCCCCAGATCGCAAAAGTTACTCTGGACGGCGAGTTTGAGTTTACCGCCTACTGCGCAGGCAACATCTGGTTCTGCGAAGACGGTTGCATTAGCCGCGAAGACAGCAACCCCATCGTGGCCTGCCTTCAAGTAGCTCACAACGTAATCTAATCACACCAGCCAAGGACGGCAATAACAGAGGGTAAACAATGTGGCTAATCAGCAAAGCACTTTACGAGAGCTGGCCCTGTTCGCAGGCGCTGGAGGGGGAATCCTCGGAGGACACTTGCTCGGATGGCGAACAGTCTGTGCGGTCGAGTGGGAGCCATACCCAGCTTGCGTACTTGCCGCTAGACAAAATGACGGCATTCTCCCGCCTTTCCCGATTTGGAATGACGTTCAAACCTTTGACGGCAGACCGTGGCGAGGACTTGTTGATGTGGTTTCGGGAGGATTTCCTTGCCAAGACATATCCAGCGCAGGAAAGGGCGCAGGAATTGACGGAAAGCGAAGCAGTATGTGGAAGCACATGGCAAGAATTATCGGTGAAGTACGACCTAGATTCGCATTCGTGGAGAACTCACCTTTGCTTGTGGGACGAGGCGCTGCAATGGTCATCGGTGACCTTGCCGAAATGGGGTATGACGCGCAGTGGTGCATTGTTTCAGCATCCAACTGCGGAGCGCCCCATCAACGGGATAGGTTCTGGCTTGTGGCCTACTCCACGGAGCTGCAGTGCAATGGCGTCAACGATAACGCCGGAATCATCATGGAATCTGAACAGGTTTCCGAATCTGGAAACGATTGTGGGTCGGAGCATATGGCCGACACCGCAAGCCAGCGACAACAGGGATCGGGGCAATCTTGGTTCGGGAGCGATCCAGCGGAGAGTAGAGAAGGGGAAGCAGATCATGCTTTCGCAAAGCGTGTCGGACATATCTGGGGCATTGAATCCCCTGTGGGTCGAGTGGCTGATGGGGTGGCCGCTAGGATGGACAGACTTAAAGCCATTGGAAATGGTCAGGTTTCAATCGTGGCTGCAACAGCATGGAGAATACTAACTGGAAAAACAGAGGGTAAACAATGAAAGGCAGACCAAAAGGCACCCCAGCTTCCAACAAAGGCAAGTCACACAGACCGCCTAGCACCACAATCAGCATCAGGCTTCCTGTATCGCTGCTGGAGGAGGCAAGGGCCAAGGCTAAGGAGTTGGGTATCACTTGGAATCGTTTTGCCGGACACGCGATTGCAGATGCGTTGATGGAAGTAAAAGAAGTTAACAAGGCATAGGAGCTAACAATGAAAAGAGTAGGCGAAGTGGCGTTAAGCAGAGTTCCAGCTCGTAAGACGATGGAGTATCACCTTGCACAGAAAACAAAAATACCGATGGTATGTTTAAAGTGCGGGGTTACAGAACGGGTAACACAAGGCAAGTTAGCGATTTTTCACAAAAAAGAGTTTCATTGCTTTCAGTGCAGAAAGGCTGAACGCGATGAATTCAACAAAAACTTGATTGACCTTGCGAGAAGGAAGGGGTTGATAGCTCCAAAAAAATGAACTGACGTGGCTTGCACAGGGTAATCGGTCTGATTATAATGTGCGCGTCAGGCGAAAATCTGGCCGGGAGTGAGACCCTGGAGCGCAATTCAAGACTAAAGCCTCTTTAAGTGGGCTGGTTCTGGTAAGGCCAATTGTCTTGTTTGCGCGCCTATCTCACAACCAGCCAGCCCATTTAAAGGGGTTTTTTCGTTTCTGACTCGCCGTGTTGAGATATGTCCGGGGCAACCCTCACTCACCGACCACGGTTAAAGCAGCAGAAGATAAGCCCAAGCTGCAACTGAGTCTGAAAGGCATTACAGGGGCTGGACACCTGCAAGGGTGGAATGATGCTGAGTCTAGTTAGCTTGCACGATACTAGACTGTCAAAGCGATGGGATGGCTCCGAAAGGTTGTCGCAATCGACTAGGCAAATAGACCAAGGGCTGATTACTCGGCTCTGGGGTCTTTTTGTCTTTCGCTCAGGGATTCACCAAAAGGTTATCTAGTATATATATAGTATATAGGGGATGGGGATGGCTGGTGGCATGGGCAGGCAGGATGGCAGGGTATGATTCAGTGCGGTGGATGTGTCCATTTCCTTGTCAACCCCACAACAGCCGAACCAGCAGATGGCAGATGCCTAGCACCTGTACCTGCCGCAATCATTAAACCAGACCGATATTCCGTAGCAGAGTCTAGTCTTCTAGAGTGTTCCACGGCTAAAAAGAGAAGCGACCAATGGAACTACGGTGACGCCAAAATGGTGCCAAGGTGACAATTATCATACAAGGGGTTAAACTGACGCCATGACACCTGAGCAAGTATTCGAGCAGATCGCCAGCCT